AGTAGAACTCGTAATCTTGAAGAAAAAGAAAAAGGTTTAGCTGCAAAAGCTTATGTAAAAGATTTATTAGAAAATTCAGACGAGGGTAAGTTTTTATTAAAATCTCACGGAGTTGGGAAATATGGACGAGTCCTCGGCGAACTATTCGTAAAAGGACACGAATCTTCAATAAATGAATTACTGAAAGAAAACGGACACGCTTATGAATACGATGGTGGAAAGAAAAAAGTTTTCGGTTCATAAAGAAAAAGCTTGTTTAATAGTCAAAAAAGTTGTATATTAAGGTATGAAAAAGAAGATATGTAAAACTTGTGATTGGAGATTGGATAGTGGTAGAGAATTTCCAATATTCCACAAAGATAATGAACGAGATGTTGAATTAGCACAAGAATATTGTAAAGACCATACATCTACTTATGGTGGTGAATGTGAACCTTTATGGTGTGAAGAGTGTGGTCATCTTACAATTTACCAAGTTAAAATTACAGAAACTTCAAAAGAAAATCCAAACTTTGATAAAAGGAAATAATTGTACCAAAATATCTATGTAAAACGAACAAAGACAAGTAGTGAGATACACTTATGGGATGACAAAACAGGTTATTCCAAATTCCAATATAAACCATATGCTTATTTAAAATCACAAAGTGGAACATATCGTTCTCTATATGGTGACAAACTCAAGAAAGTAAACTTTTGGACTGGTGATGATTTACAGAATGGCAGAGTGTTTGAATCAGATGTTCCTATTGAAACCAGAACATTGGTTGATATGTACACAGACTCAGAAGAGCCATCAGTAGGACATCGTGAAGTTTATTTTGATATTGAGTGTGAGGTAACGGATGGTTTTCCAGACCCACGAAGAGCTGAGAACAAGATTACAGCTATCGCTCTCTACGACAAGACAATGGATAAATATTCTTGTTTTGTTTTAGGTGATGTTCCAAATACAGATGTCGTAGAATCATTTAAATCAGAAGAAGAATTACTACAAAGATTCTTTCAGAAATACCTTGAAATCAATCCAACAATATTAAGTGGTTGGAACATTGATGGATTTGATATTCCTTATTTATACAATAGAACCACAAGAGTTTTAGGACAACAATTTGCAAATGCTCTCTCACCAATCGGTGAAGTGTTTTATTCAGAACATAAACAAAGGTATAAAATAGCTGGAGTATCTTGTCTTGATTATCTTAAATTATATAGATTATTTACATACACACAACAATCTTCATATCGTTTAGATTATATCGGTCAATTAGAAGTTGGACTTGGTAAGATTGAATATGAGGGAACACTACAAGATTTATACGAAACCAATATTGAAAAATATATTGAATATAACTTGAATGATGTTATTATTGTAAAGAAACTTGATGATAAGTTAAAACTAATTGAATTAGCTCGTGGTATATCACATGTTGGTAGAACACCTTATGAAGATGTATATTTTTCATCTCGTTATCTTGAAGGTGCTATTCTTGTTTATCTTAAAAACATTGGAGTAGTTGCTCCCAACAAAGCATTAGATGCGAGAGAAAAAATGAACCGTGATGGTGATGATAAATTTACGGGTGCTTATGTTAAAGACCCTAATCCAGGTAAATACAATTGGGTATTTGATTTAGATTTAACTTCTATGTATCCTTCAACGATTATGACTTTGAATATTTCACCTGAGATGAAGATTGGTAAAGTGAATGGTTGGAACGCTGAGGAGTTTATCAAAGGTGTGAATAAAACTTATTCACTGGAAAAGAATGGTAAAACTCAAGGACATATGAATAATGAAGAGTTGGCTAGTATGTTTAAATCTAATAAAGTATCTATATCTTCAAATGGTATTCTGTATCGTAATGATAAAAAAGGTTTGATTCCCTCGTTGTTATCTAAATGGTTTGATGAGAGAGTTGAATACAAAAGATTAATGAAAAAGTATGGTGAAGAAGGTGATGAAGAACAACATGGGTATTTCAAAAGAAGACAGCATGTTCAAAAGATTGTATTAAATTCACTCTATGGTGTATTGGGATTACCTGTATTTAGATTCTATGATATTGATAATGCTGAGGCTACAACCACTACTGGACAAGACTTAATTAAATTCACAGAGAAAATAGCTAATAGTTATTACAATAATAAACTTGGAGATAAAGAAGACTATTGTATTTATACCGATACAGATTCAGTATTCTATTCAGCCATTCCATTGGTTAAAAAAGATTTCCCAAATGCTGACTTAAATGATGATAAGTTTATGACAGAGAAAATATTAGAAACAGCAAGAGTTGTTCAAGATTATATAAATGAATCTTACAATTTGTTTGCTAAAAAGTTTCTAAATTGTGATGAACATAGATTTGATATTAAACAAGAGTGTGTTGCTAAGTCAGCGTTTTGGGTTACTAAGAAAAGATATGGACAATGGATTATCAATGATGGTGGTTTGGAATGTGATAAGTTGGATGTAAAAGGTTTAGATATTGTCAGAAGTTCATTCCCACCAGCGATGAGAGATTTAATGACACAAGTGTTGAAAGATATATTAGGTGATGTGGATAAAGATATTATTGATGAAAAGATAATGAAGTTTAAGAAAGAAATGAAAACCACAGATATTCAGAACATCGCTCTACCTACTGGTGTTAAGAAACTAAGGAAGTTCAAAGATTCAACACCAAAAGATGCCGTGTTCACCACTATGAAAAAGGGAACACCTGTACATGTAAAAGCTGCTTGGATATATAATGATTTATTAAGATATTGGGGATTGAATAACTTTGAACAAATCAAATCATCAGAAAAGATTAAATGGGTTTATTTAAAACCAAATACAATGAATGTAAAACAAATTGGTTTTAAAGGTTATGATGACCCACCAAAGATTATGGATTTCATTAAGGAAAACATAGATTACGATAAGTTGTTTGAAAGAGCATTAGAAAAGAAGATAAGAATGTTTTATGAAGCATTGAAATGGGATATGCCTGTTGATAAGGCGAATACATTGGAAAGGTTTTTTTAATGTTACCTTATCACATACGAGCAAGAGATATGAGTATACACAAACCTAAAGGTAAAGTAATACAATTTTGGTTAGGTGCTGATTCGAGAGAGCATTTAGATGAAATACTCAAAGAAAAAACTGAAATAACACAAATAGAGTGGATTCGTCAAGAAAATTTTGATTGGAAAAAATAAAGCTTGACTTATATAGTAAAAAAGTATTATATTTAAACGATAAATCTTAAACATAGGAGAATAAGATGCAAAAAAGTAAGTTAGATAAATTCATTTCCAAATACAATTTAGGTGGAAATGTAAATTCAGTAAAATGGAAATCAAATGGTGATTCTATATCAACTACTTTTGTAACACCTGATAAATCTTTATTGGGTAGTGTAAAAGTTGATAAGTTTCCATTTGATGAAGCTGAAATTGGTGTATATCAAACCGACCAATTAAAAAGTTTGATTAATGTGTTAGGTGATGATGTTTCATTAGACTTAACGAGATTTGGTGATAAAGCTGTTTCACTTAAAGTTAAGAATGGTCCTGTTTCTGTGGATTATGTATTAAGTGACTTGTCAGTTATATCAGACCCACCCCAAATGAAAAGACTTCCTGAGTTTGGAACATCTATTAAATTAGATTCAAACTTCATTTCAACATTTATTAAAGGTAAAGGTGCTTTAAGTGATGTGGATACATTTACACTTGTTAAAACAGATGATGGTTGTGAAGTTGTAATTGGTTATTCATCAACAAATACAAATAGGGTTAACATTCCTGTTGAATCTACTTCTTGTGATGTTGATAAACCAATAACATTCAATGCTAATCTTTTTAAAGAAGTATTAGTTGCAAATCGTGAATGTACATCAGCTGTATTAGAAGTTTCAACTGAAGGATTAGCTAAAGTAAACTTCAAAATCGATGACTATGATTCTACATATTTTATTGTAGCTATGCAGGATGTTGATTAATGTCACATTCTTTATGGGTAGAAAAATATCGTCCAAAAGACTTATCAACTTATGTAGGTAATGAGCATCTTAAAGAAAAAGTGAAGGTATATCTCGAATCAGAAGATGTACCTCACCTTCTTCTTTTTGGTAAAGCTGGTACTGGTAAGACAACATTAGCCAAGATAGTGGTTAATAACATTGATTGTGATTATATGTATATCAATGCTTCTGATGAGAACAAAGTTGACGATGTTAGAAACAAAATCAAAACAT